GGCAGACTGAAGAAGCGTTTGGCGCTGGGTTTCTCCGGCCACGCCGCCAGCGAAAGCCCCGGCAGCAAGCCCAAGCGGAAGCCCGACCCCACCAGCCGCGAGACCGGCAGCGGAACCGGCGACTTCAAATGGAATGGCCGTGGCAGCTTGAACAGCAATGCCAGAATTATCAGCAATTCCCCCGAGAAGCTTCGAGAAGATCCCGAGCTGCCCAGGGCTGACGTAGGTGAATTTCTTCTCGCCTTCTTTGCGGAAGCCGATCTGCCCTGTGTTCGGGTCTTCTTTCACGTTCTTCTCGCCGAACGTGGTTTTCAGCGTGCTCATTCGTTCCGCTTGGGTAATCCCAAGCCCCGACTTGAACCGCTCCATGAGCGAGGCCCCTCTACCGTCGTCAACGAACTGATCGGCGTTTGGATCTGCGCCCGCGATGGCCGGAGTCACGACGCCATCAGCGCCAACGCCCGGATCTGGCCCAAGAAGACTCAGCATTTCCTCAATATGATCTGCGCCAGGATCAGGCCCAAGCGCGTCCAAAGTGTCGCCCGAGGGCTGAGGGCTTGGCTGCGGAGACGGCTGGCTGGCAGGTGCCCTGGGAGACAGAAACGATCCAAGGGTCTGAGAAACCTGCCTCGCCGGAGGACTGAACATCTGCCCAAGGGTCAACGCCTGACGCCCAGGGATCGGATTTGTCAGGTCTTGAGGCAAAGCCATTATTGAACCCCCAAAGACTGCATTTCAGCCGGTGTCAACCCGGACCCTCTAACAGCCTGTAATCTCCGATTAACGCTGTCAACCACTGCCTTGAGCTTCGCGGGATCCGCCCTTGAAGCGGCGATCGCGCCACGGATTACCTTGATCTGGTCGTTCTGGAGTGCGCGAATAGGCGCGGCGGGAGCTTGGACGTTTGCCGGGGCCGGGGCCGTGGCAGAGACCGGCACGGTCGGAGCTTTTGTTTTTGAATTTGCCGCGTCTTGTTGGCGCATGAGCTTGATCACTGCCGGGCCGAAGATCTCAGACGGCTTTAGGCCCATTCCTTTATGCAGCTCCCAAGAGCTTGCGTAACGAAGCTTCATTGTTTCAGTCGTTACCCTTCTCATGTCTACAGCAAGCGCACGCATTTCCTTCTTTTGAGGGGCCGTAAGCTCTTGCCCGGTAACTAGGCCGCCAATCCAGTTCTCGAATCTCGCGCCAAGGCCGCCTGCTTTTTGAATTTGTTTCAGCTCTCCTTCTCTGAGAACCGACTGAACGCCTTCGCGAAGGGCCTGGAATCGTCCAGTGAGAACCTTATCGACGTAGGATCCTTTTTTTCCAGTAAGACTCGCGAAGATGTCCAAAGTTTGAACCATTGGACTGAATTCTTTATCCAGATCTTGAGCGTCTGATCTTAGATCTTTCCGAGTTTCTGCCGTGATTCTTTTGTTGGCTATCGCCTGTTCACTGCCTCTGTCTAGGCCCTTCTGTGTTGCTGTGGCCGATAGATCTGTACGCTGCTTCGCAGCATCGAACGCTTTTTGTTCTTCGGCTTGTCTTGCCTTGAATTCAAACTCGGTTTCCTGTTTCTTGGATTCTTGCCCGAATCTCGCCGTTTGTGCGGCAGCTTCAGCGGATAGCTTCTTATCAAGAGCGCCAGACACTCCAGCCGCCGTGATGATCGCACGCTCTTTTGCGGCCTTGTCTGCCGCCGCCTTTTGCACGATATCAATAGCTTCAGGACGACTCAGGATCAGCGGCATTGCAGAGACAGAAGCAACGGTCTTGGCCGGATCAGACGGATCTTCGATTGACTCAAGCACTGATTTTAGTGCTGCCGACATCGAGTCGTCTTTCATCATGGCAGCGGCAGAGGGATGAAGCTTCATTCCAAGGGCTTCCATGTCCACGCCGATCATGTCGATCTCGCTGTTTTTCGTCACGCCTTTAGGAAGCGATGCAATTCTATCCATCCTGGTCTTGATGGCCTGACCGATATCGTACTTGGCCTTCATCGAGTCGTGAGCCATCTTCTGCGCGTTCTGCTCAAGCGCCTGACGCTTATTCTGAAGTTCGTAAGATCTCGCGGCCCAATCTGCGCCAGTGTTGATTCCGGCAACAACATTACCAAGCGGATTCGCGGCCTCTGTCGAGACCGCCACACCACCGACTTGTACTTGGCTTGCCATAAATTACCCCTTACCGAATTGTTCCGAAGTTTGAAGAGTTGTACGCGTAAGGCTGCGGGTTGAAATTCAGATTGAATCCCGGCTGAGTCTGCCCGCCCTGACTGTTACGATTGTTCATGAACTGCCCAAGCGTTCCAGCATCCATTCCTTTTCCGATAATTGATCCGCCGATTCCGCTGATGTTTCCGAACAGGTTTCCCATAGACTGAGCGTTCTGAAGACCCCCGATATTTCCGGCACCTGCTGTGCTGATCACGTTCTGATAGTTCACTCCAGAGCCAGTGAAAGCCGCGACGTTTCGACCAGCGATATTCTGCTGACCGGCGAGAGCGGATCCTGAAATGGCCGAAGCATCTCCGAAAGCACGCCCAAGCTTTCCAGACACGTCCGGGCGAATGCTTGCAGAAAGCCCCAAGAAAGAACCGAGCGTGTTTTGCTGGGCATCGGCGAGAGCACCTTGAGACTGCCGATCGAAAGAAGACAGAGCCTCAACGCCCGCCGAAGAAGTTGCGTACCCTGACCCGAGTTGACCCCTAAGATTCGACTCAAGGGCCGTTCTTTGCCGGGCCTGTTCAGAGCGGAGCGGAGCAAGCGCGGCGGCCTCTTTCCCCATCAGAAGATCGAAAGCCTGCTTTCCAGCCTCTTTTAGTGCTGGATCGACGGAATTCATAAGATCTTCATCGAACTTAATGGAAGCGAGTTGAGCCGCGAGCCCCTGCTCCGATAGCTGCGTCTGGCGCTGTATCAGGTAAAGCTCTTGCATTGTCGGAGCGGAGATTCCAAGCGCCCGCTCTCTGTCCGCTTTCTGCTGACTGAGAACCGACAGAGCCATGTCTCGCTGCTCTTTGGCGATCTTCTCAGCGGAGTTTGAAGCGTTTTTTCCCGAAATGACGGACCCAATAGCTCCGATTGCAATAGACGCCCCGCCAATGATTGCCGCCGTCGTACCGATTGCCATTTGCCTACCTCTTAATCATGTGAGTCATGTTTGTGTCGCCCTTCACCCAGCCGAGAAGACTCAAGCGATTGATCAACCCAGGATGAACGATTGACGTAAATACTGCCTCGAACCCAAGGCTTTTTGAGAGCGATTCGATTGAAGTGATCAATAAATCAAGAGCTTTGCCGCGAACTTCTTTCGGGCTGCTCTTGTCTGAAAGAACGTATTCCATCCAAGACAGTCCGGAGTCGGTCTGGTAAAGGAACGCCATCGCGACCGGCTTCCCTCCTGCCAATACAACCCGCCCACTACGAGGAAGAAGCCGCATTGGAAGAACCGGCCAGCCGTGATCCGTCCACCATAGGCAAGCCTGCGTGTAGTGTTTTTCGTGAGAATAATTGTCAACGGATAACTCGGTCAGGGCCTCATCCATGAGGCCCGTTCCGGCATTGTCTTCACGCGCACCAGACAAATTCAGCATAAAACCTCAGTCACTCTCGGCATTGCATTAGTAACTGTGAAAGTGATGGTTCCAACCCTTGCTTCGACGCTGATAATCGTCGAAAGGTATACCAGTCGTCCAGACGGTATCGGGCCGAACTTCATGAGCTTAGGAGTGCTGACCGTCGTTGTTCCAACGCTTGTAACTCGCCCACAGATGGTCTCGGCGAACAGCACTGCTCCGGTTTGAAAGTCAATAACTCCAATCCCAAGCGTTCCAGTGTCTCCGACGTTGGTTGTGGCTGTTGCAAATACTGCACCAGAAACCGTAGCATTAAGGGTGATCGTCGGCCCAATATCGACCTCTAAAGTCTGTCCTCTGCCAAGAAACGGCATCAAGAACCCGCCAACGCCATTGGCAACGTATCCAGTGGTTGTGGAGGTATGAGCGGATGAAGCCGTAACCGTAACGGACGATCCAGCCAACTGTTTTCTTACAGAAGTACCAGAAGCAAAGTCTACTGCTTCTTTATCCCTGTCACGCATCCTGAGATTTTTTTCAGGGACGGCGTGGATCTGCAAAAGAGTGCCCGCAGTGAAAACTGTCGAGTTATTCGAGATAGACCCAACGCAGCGCCAAGGCTTGAACGGATGGTAAAAACCGAACAAGTCCTGAGTACGATCGTGAGGGGCTTTGTCGCTGATGATCGTTGAGCCAGTGTCTTTAACGTAAAGGAAGCATGGCCGACCCGAGTTGAGAGTGACGCCAGATTCGAGAACCGTGTTGTTCCACGACAAGCCAGATGCAGTGAACTCGTAAAGCTGACCCGCGACACTGATGGCGGATCCTTGCCTAGTGTCTTTGATTAGAGTCGTGCTGTAATCAATAAGAGCAAGATTTAGAAGCGGGGAATAGTCTGCGTAAATTTCCTTCGAGCGTGCCCCAACGGTATTCGTTGCGTCCTGAATGCAAACACCAACGTAAATCGTACTAGTATTAGACCAACTCGCCCCGCTGAACTTCTTCCACTGATCGGCCACAGTATCGAACCAGAAATCTCCCGACGCCGCACTAGACGGTTCAGATGGCCCGTAATAGGGCTCGTTATAGGTGACATCGAGAGTGCTGTCATTTTTCAGGAAGATATAAGACAGCTTCATGAGCGTGATCACGTTCGTGTTGGCGATAGTGGTTCTTGCGATACCAGCATCGGCAGAATCGAAGAAGTCGCCGCGCCGAACGTCGGTCAGAAGAGTCGAAGAATAAACAAAAGCCGTGAAATACTCAGTAGCGGCACCAGCAATTTTGAACGCAGCACGCTTGCCAACGAGAACCGAGATCTCCGAACCAACCGAGCCCATGAAAATGAACGGCTGCGGGATGGCCTTGGTTGGATTGACGTCCTGTCCGTACCGTTCCCCGACCTGTCGAGAATTGGCAGTGTCCTGAATGTACTGATAAGTGATGTTCTGCGCGGTGTTGTTCGACGACGGCGCTGCCGAAAGACCGGACAGCACGATGTCAGTGCTTGCGGTGAATGTCGTTCCGTTGATGTAGCAGACAAGGTTCGTCGTCAAAGCCTTGAGTCGAACCGTTCTTGCGGCTCCATCCGGAACGAGATAGATCGGCTGATTGTCGGCGTCGATCCGGCCAGAAACAATCCGGCTATTTGGAACGGCCACGTTGATGCTCAGTAGGTCGTTAATTTCTTTGATGCTCTTCGGAGGCGCTGAGTACCACTTATAGCTCGCAGCGTCTCCGATCATGCGCCTAATGACGAAGCGAAGTCTCTCAACCTCACCAGCAAGAGAAGTCGCAAGGGATTCGGATGAGACCGCGCCGGGAGTCGTCTCGGTCTGCATCTGCGTGACGTTCGCTGAGTAGTCGTCAACTTTACCGGGAATAAAATTCTGGATGATATAATTGAACTCTGCGTTCAGATCTTCTTCGCTCAGGTTCTCGTTGCGAACCCAATTTTTCAGCCTTGAGTATAAACCGGGCATCTTTATTCTCCCCTTACTGCTTCGCGCCGCTCTGTTGCTGTCCAGAGTATTTGTAATAGACTTGAAGCTTCGTCACCCTAATATTCTCCCTGTAGCCTTCATTGTACACCTTGAAGCTGATCCGGCGACCCATTCCATGGAGAGGCTTTGTCACCGAAACAGGAATGCGCTGAGTGAGCCGGTCCCTGCCAAGTTTGAAGTCTCGAAGAACAGGACCACGGGAAACCTTGAACGGGATGGTCTCGATATATTTTCCGTCAATGAAAACCTCGATATAGGCGTTCCATCTGCCGGTTGGCTCGAAAACAACCTCCAAAAACTGATAAATCTTGTTTCCTTCCGCCTTTACTGGATCCCCACCGGCAAAGTCAAAGTGAGGGGTCTGGAACTCCATTCGGTACGCGGATCCGCCAACGTCGCGATCTGGTTGGTCCATGAGATAAACGTAGCCATCTTCTGACCCGTAAATCGGACGCTCAATCGAGAACTCGTCTTTCCGTAGAGCCAGCACGTTTGGCTGATCTTTTTCGCTCCAGTGAACCTTCGGGCTGCTTGGAGTCGTAGCGTCGATATATAGAATTCTGTCGTTCGTGACCCCTCCGGCTGATCGGTAAGTGAACATCGCGAGTTTCTTGTTGGAGTAATAAATTGCGTGACGGTCGAGAGTCCCGTTCGGGCTCGTCGTCTTCCTCATGTAAGACTCGTTCTTTAGGTTCGCGAGAACGTCCCCGGCTTCAACGTCTCCAAACGACTGAGTTGCGTTCAGCGAGGTAATAGAGCCCGTTGCGTTCGCTACAAGCAGATCGTCGAGAACTTCAACCGCAGCGTGCGGAGATGCAACGCCGAAAGACTCGTGCGCCACGCCTATCCCCCAAGAGAGGATGTTCGGGTTTCCGTCGTCGATGTAGTACAGCTTCGATGGATACTTCCCAAGAAAAGCACGATTCTTGTAAACGAAACCAGTGAATAGACGCTCTGAAACACCAGGATAAACGGCATATTGAGCGGCATCTGTCAGATAGTTTTCGTGATTGTCGTCGTCTGAAATGTAAATTTGATGGCGGTTATTGGAATTTCCCAGGCTGATTATACGGCTTCTATGGACAAAGCCGAACGACGGCTGATTCGTGCCGCTCCAGTCAACGGGAGGCAAGGCAAGATTCGTCCTGATATCGTCGTCACCCGAGATCACCTGAACAGGATCTTTCCCGGTGTAGATAAAGAGCTTCCTAGTTCTTCCCGCGCTTTCGCTTCCGCAAGCCAAGATGTGGGTTTGAAATCCAGGGGTGAGCAGTGCCGGTGCGGATCCGCTCGCGGTAATCTCAGTCGCGGCGAATTGGTCCTTCATCTTCCAGACTTTTCCGCTTGCCGTCACAACGATGAGTCGCTGAGTTACTTCGTCCGGCCACCAGTCATAAACTGCCCGAACTCCAGAATCGAAACCCGTCGCGTTGTACCGGCGAGATCCAGGCTCTTTCTCGATCAAGCCGTTGACCATCCAGCAGTTTTTTGCAGTGATGAGGCTAGTCAGCGGAGCCGCAATCTGAGAATCGTCAGTATTGAGGCCACCAAGTCCTAACGGGATGATGGCGATTGGTCCGTTATAAGCCATGTACTCCCCATAAAGTTAGCGACCGAACCTAAAACTTCCACTCCTACGATTCGCGAGATCCGCTCTCGGTATCAACTGACCTCGTTGACCCCCTGATTGGTGATCAATCTTGCGCTTCCCGGTCTGCATTGACTTAAGCTCTGCCCTTCCCATGTCGAGATACGCCTGAGCTTTGGTGTCTTCCTTGTCGAGCATCAGCCTGTAAGTGCCAAGATATTCGAGCACACAGCGATGCTCTCTCGGGATAATCGGGATCGACTGATCAGAGTCGACGAGATCGGCTGGAATCGGTATCCACTCGACTTCGCATCTCGTGGCCGCCGATGGGAAGCCGTTGAATCGAATCGTCTGGACCCCCTCTGACTCGTGAATGACCGTGAACTTTGTCGGTATTCTCTCTGCAATCGCAGAGAACGGCCACGCATTGCTGAATGACCTCTGATCAAGCGAGTGAATCTTACCGCTGTTCTGATCTTCCGCCATCTGGTCATGCTCAGTGCTGAATGGCCCAATCAAGCGAAGTATCCGGCTTGACGAAGTTCCGATATCGTAATCGAGCTGGATTGCTTTGTATCCGAGGCCAGATCCGGTCTCTCCCGCGTAAGCGGCATCCAGCGTGAAAGCAGTAGCCGCAGCGGTGTGGGATGCGATCCTGATCCAGTCAGGACGCGCTGTAACTTTGATAAATTTTCCGGCTTGGCTCGCGGCAGGACCGGCGCTGAAGCTGGCAGCAGTAGAGTTGTTCGTCAGAGAGATCGAACCAGTCTCGTACTTCACGGCGAGATTGACGATGAGCGGGTACTTAGATTTTGCCCAAGCCCAAGGCTCGCCTATGTCGATATCGTATGGATTAGAAGCGCCGCAGACTTTCAAGTAAGCGTCGATCATGTGCCCGAGAACGGTTCCGTCTTCATCGTAGGGCGAACCTCCGTCAGTCAGCTCGCCACAGTTCTTGAGAATCTGTCGCTTGATGTCTGCCGTTGACGTGAGGTTCGCCATTCGATTTCCTTACAGACTTCCGTCTGGTTCGGGCTGTTTTGGGTACTCGATCGGAGGCTCTGGATTGTCGCTCTGAGTTTCGCTTGGAGGCGGTTCTTGAGCGGCCTGAACTACCGTTTCCTTCTGACGACCGAAGAAGCCCCTTTTGTCAGGCTGCACCGGCTTATCAGCGGCCTTTGGGATCGGACGAACAGAAGTAGGTTGAGCGGCTTTCGGTGCCACTGTCGCTGCCTCTTGAACTCCTTCAGGAAGGATTTCATCTCCACCGGGCGTGTACTTCTTGCCGGTCTTCTTATCGACGAAATACTGCGACTGTCCTTCCATGATCAACAAGTAAGGACGAACGTCAACAATGCGACCCTTGTTGTCGCGAATATGCGTGCGTGCGTCGAACTTCGTTTCTCCCGTTTCTGGGTTTACTATCTGGCGGCTCATGATATTTCTCCTTTGTTATTCGTTCTACTGACTACTACCAACCCGTTACTTCGCAATAAAGCGTCTGAGCTGTGATTGCGACCGTTGAAGGCTGGGAACCCAGCACGGCTCCGCTGAGGACCACGCCACCGTTCGCGCCGCCACCAGTAACAGTTAGATCTGTCCCGGTGTTTGCGCCCAGCAAGTTTGTCCCTGAGTTTACTCGTGCTCCCGCGCTGTCTGCCACTGCCGCGTTTTTCAACAGAAGATCGTGCGTATGAGAAGCGCCTTGAATTGCGACGAGTTTTTTGTTTGCCGTGTCGTAAGTCCATCGGTATCCAGATGTCCCTGAGTCGAAAACCTTCAGGCTTTCGATTACGTTAGGGCACCCGAGGTTTCCAATCGAAACCGGAACTCCGCCCGATGGATACGTCAGTACGCTATCTCCGAAAGCGAGCTTACACACGAGGCGTCGCTTATGCGCCGTACCGCCAGTTAAATCGTCATTTACTACAGTTACCGTGATGTCTGTGGCTACTAAGTTTGGCATTTGAAAATCTCCTTTTTTATTTTCCTCAAGGGCCTCGGATTATCTTAATCCGAAGCCCCCAAGGATCTCACAAGGCCGCCAGACCTCTTGAGAAGACTGATTACGCTGAAGTCAAGACTTTAGGCATGTTTGCCGCAGTCTCGGGCGAATCAACACACTCGATGTACCACATACCGATTCCGGTTGGCGTTCCGGTTCCGATGGTCCACGAGATCTCGATCGCTTGACCGGCAACCATTCTGACTGGCGTGATGTCCTTCTGAACCAGGATTCCAATCGCCGTAGCGTCTGGAATAGTCAGGGTCGCGAGGGTTGAAATGCCAACCGCACTCAGCGGGATGAGCTGCTTCTTGAACACAACAGTCGGAGCCGCACTCGTTCCGCCTGCCAATTCCGACGTACACATAAATCCGAAACGTCGAACGTAGCAGGGGCGGAAAAAGACGACAACGCCGTGCGTGCTAGAAGACGCGCCGATATCGACCTCTCCATCGACGACAACGGTAGCCGCTGCAAGCAAGGCCAAGGGACGGAAGTAAGGACCAACAGGATTTGCAAAACCCATTTTATTTCTCCTTTCCTTTCACCGATTACTGACTGGTGAAGTGAACGATCCGGGCTTCGCCTGCGTTAGCAGTGTCCCAGATGATACCGAACTCAAGAACGCCGTACCAAGCGACCGCTTGCTTGCGACCAAAGTCTTGCGGGATTGCTGCCCGAAGCTCTGGATCGATCGCAACGGCCATGGCTACCGCGTCCGCCCCGAAGAACAACGCTTCACCCTGTACCGAACCAGTTCCTTTGGTTCCGCTCAGAGCGTTCGTGTTCGAGATCTCGATGATTCGGCACTGTTCAAAGCGACCGATCTCAGAGTTGAATTTGGCTTCTGGGTCCGTGTAGACCTTCCACTGTTCAAACTTTGGATCGCTCTTGATACCACGGCAGAATTTGGTCGAGGCGAGACAAATGTAGTCGTCCCCGGTGTAAGGAGGAACATAAAGAGTAGACTTCATGTAATCCCTGATCTGCTCGATGTGGTAAGTGTTCGCGTTCGCAACCCCGGTAGTGTTCAGCGTTCCATCGGCGTCGATCGTGAGAGCGGAGATCCCGGTTGGGACCGCCTTCACTTTCGCAGTCTTGAAAGCTGCTGCGGCAGCGGCATCCATCACAAGCGTCATTTGATCGCGAAGCTTCTTCTGGATTTTGTTCTCCAGGTTGAAGCTGCCGAGATCTTTCGCAAGCGACGTGAATGGAACCGAGCGGCCCCATTCGCTGACCGTAATCGCGATCGTACTAAGAGAGAACGTATCCTCTGGGATAAGGTCAATCTCGTTCAATCGAGCATCCGTCGGTTCAGTGACATTTGAAACGCGAGTGATCGTGATCGACTCACCCTTTTGCTTTCCGTAACCCGCTTCCGGATCCACGAATTGAGCAAACTTCGTGTCTACAATCGCGGCTTCCCGCATATTTGAAGACATCGTATGGTTTTTGTATACACCCGTTGGGGCGTCATACGTCCAAGTATGCTGTGCCATTCTTTGTTCCTCCTACCCTTTCGTTATGCCCTTCGTTTTCGGGCTTTTGCCTGAAACTGTTCGACAAATGTCAGAACTTTTTCAGACGGTTTTACTCTGGGGACGCTGTTTACAGACGCACCCAAAGTCGTTGCGGCTCCACTTTGAAGCTCAGTCGTTTTAATTCCAGCCTTCTGCTTGATCGAATCGACGATTCCGCGAGAATCATTCGCGAGCTTAAGCATTGACTGTTCGACTGACATCTTCTCAAGCGTCGGCCATTCTTCTCGAAACTTTGACTGAACGACCCACTTCTGTTCAATTAGATCTGGATGCTGGGAATAAAAATTCTCCCAATATCTGCTCTCGTTGTTCTTTTGGGTCGCGATCATTTCTCCATCTGCCTTCAGTTCGGTCTTGAGCTGTTCGCGGGTCCATTCGTGATATCGTAGAGGATCATTGAACATCACGTCCTCAAGCGGCTTACCGTCGATAAGCATCCTTTTCGGATCTTGGGATGTGATCGGATTGAGAACCCTGCTCTCAACCAAAGCGGTGTACTCGGCAAGCTCTCTCGCGTCCCTGAATGAGCGCCCGTTCACGACGATCGGCGCGGCAACCAATGCAGCGGCAGGAGCAAGAACAGCGGCAGCTAGCGGCTTCACCACGGTTGCTGGGTGCCCGATCTGTTCGACTTCTTCTAGTTCTTCCACATATTCCTCGCCATGCTGAGGCGGTTTTTTCCCCTGAATCTCTTCTACGACTTCTGGATTTGCTGGCGGCACCATCTAGTTTCCTTTCGCGTGCAGCTCTTCGGCGGCACGATTTCCTCGGTTTACGGACGACTTAAGTCTGATCTGAAGGTCTTCGATTGCGGCAAGCTCTGCCGCGCAGCTCATGTAAGATGCGAGATCGTGAGGCCCTGAGCGGTAAATAGCTTTCAATTTCGCGATAGAGGCCTCTGTCATTGCGGCGATATGCGGCCTGATCTGCTCGGAAAGCACCTTTGACATTGTGCCTTCGCTGTAATCGGCCATGGTTTTTTCGGTTGGGTTCTTCATTTCATTGCCCCGGAGTCGTCATTCCCTGGAGCAGTTCGGATCGAGGAATCCCGATTCCGGTTCCCACCCCTCGCGGGTTTGGAATGTTCTGAAGGTTCCTGGTGCCCGGCCCGCCCGCGCCCGCCGCGACACCGGCCTGAGTCTGCTTCCCGCCGCCATTGTTCGCACCCTGACCCGGCTGTTGCGGCTGCCCGCCATTGGCGATGGCCTCAAGCGTGGGCATCGGAGCCGGACCCTGGATTGTCTCAGGGCGAACGTCGTCGCGCTGGATCTTCTTCAGGTCGATGTCGAGCGAAGAGATCATCTCGTCAAGCATCTTACCCATGTCGTTCTTCTGGGAGAATGCGGACATGAGATCGGGAGATGCTGCGATAGTCTGAAGAAGCATGGTGTATTTCTTGAAATCATTGATCTTATTCAGAGTGGTAGACATCCCGAAAACGTGGAATCTCATACCGTTTGCAGTTTCGGCGAACACGTCTTCAGGGGCCATGCTTGAGAGAATCTTTGCCTTTTCGTCTCCAAGTAGAGCTTTGACCTCGGCATCGTCGTAATCGTCCAAGTGCTGGGCCGCCGTGATCCAAAGGAGCCGGATTATCTTCGCAGTGAACGGGGTTTCGATGGCGGTCACGATTCCGTTCATAATCCCGGTAATCGCCTGGTTCGCGGAGACAAGCTCGGTCGCTTTCACGTTCCGCTCTGCCATCATCCCCATTCGGGTATCGTTCGTCATCATCGCCGACTGAAGCTCTCTGTCGGTGATATTATAGACGTTTACGGCTTCCGAGAACTGGTTCGCGGTATCCACGCGCTCCATGACTTTCCCAAGCGGAGGACAAGCGGCGTTCACCCGCAGTGTCGTGCCCCACGGAATCCCGTTCGCTATCTGCGAAGGATCGTCAAGCCAGTGCTCGCGAATCTGGCGAAGGCCCCAGACGGCCTGCATACCGGAATCGAGCATCAGATTGTAAATCTCGTTCTGCGCGAGGTTGTGCTTTGTTCCCGCGTCGGCCAAGGCCCGGTGCCAGACAGAGAACGGGACGCGCACAATCGGGGCCGCGACGAACGGGCTCTCCCCATGCCAAAATTGGTTTGGCTTCGGCTTCCTGATTAAGTAGGTGTCGTTCGCTATCGCACAAACTGAGTTTTCGTGCAAAACGCTCGAATCGTGCGGGTCAAGGAAAGTCCCCCAACACTCCGTAACTTTAACCATTTTTCGACCGGATTCACTCGAAGTCAGGTCTTGGTTTGTCTCGCGTGACTGGTGCGCCCGCTGTTCCGAGTCGTAACCGGCCTGAAGCGCCTCGACTGCCTCTTGATCATAATCGTTCGGATTCTGCCGGGCGATCTCAATAAGCTCATGAAGATCCATCTCTATGTCTTGGACTTCATAGAGCTTTTTGCCTGTCGGGTCAGGGTAGTAGTCCTGTGGCCTGACGAGATCAATTTGAGCTTGCCAGACCATTTTCTCGTCTCGGAGAAGCTTCTTCTTGATACCGCTTAAGCTGAAAACTCTCTCAGTGCGGTATTTGACCTTCGGGACCATCTTGCCGTGAACCTTCACGACCATGAGCGACTGGAGCACCCCGGTCTTGAGCGCATCGCTGTGGATCGTGTAAAAATCTACTTTTTCGAGCTGTCTCTTGACGAGAATCTGAATGTCGCGAGCCTCAATCTTTGACTCGACAACGCCGGGCGACTTTATGACTGAAAACCAGTTTCCAGTATCCATGAGGCCCTGTTGAAGAAAAGAAACAAACTGCTCGGTTGCCGTCTGCTGCTTCGCTAGAAATTCCTTCGATTGTCCGGCGACCTTATGGGACCAGTCCTGCTTCAAATGGAAGCAGTCAAGATTCTGCGCGTTTTGATCCATTCGAGAAAGCCTCGCCTGGGCCGCCTGAGTCCGGTAGCCTAGAACGATCTCTACGATAGGATCCCTGGCGTCCTTTTCGGTCATATATTAATCAGCCTAATCGGTTGATATGCCGTTGTCACCTATTCTGACGCCCCATATATCCAGGGACAGGAATATCATGATTTACGCCTCTACCTGGTCGGATCAGCGCGGCGGCCATCGAAGAGATCATCTGGAGTCCGTCGTGAGGATGCGAGAACTTGTTCTTCAGCGGGCGGATCTTCTGGGGCTCGATCTCGATGTTCGAGTCCGGGTACTGGTATCCGCCAGTGAAACCCTGGTGAAGCACCGGACAATTTGCCATATCAATCTGAAAACACGGAAGTATTTCGTTTCCTCTCCTAATGAACTTGATCAGGAAGCTTTCGACTGATTCGCGGCGGCTTTCCCAATCAATCGCGCCGGGGAAGACCTTCTTGATCCCAGCGGCGGCCATGTGTTGAGCGCAAGTCGTTTCGTCCGTCTGAACGCGAGTCAGTCCAGCTGGGTCAATGAAGTCGATCCAATCACTCGAAGTATTTGACCATCCTGGATAATGGATCCGGCACTCAGGAAGAACCACTTCTGACGCGAAACGCTTGATTCCCATGTTCACGGCGACAAACTCGCGAAGCACGATGAGCTGACGGCCCTGAAGTTGCGCGACGATGCACGCCGGGGTGTTCCCGTTCCAATGCGGTCTCCCGTTCTTTCTGACGCACAGGATCCCGCTAGAAACACTCAAGCAGTAGACACGCCCCGAGTACGCCTTCACTTCCTTCTTGGCACCGCGAAGGTGTGACCAGTCCGCTGTTTTCTTGAATAAAATAATCCACCCAGGGGAAGACGTTATCCATCTGTCTTCTTCTGAAAAATAAGAGCTTTGAGATTTCACCGCCTTGATAGAAGAAGTCCAGCCGACCTTCAGCGCAAGTTCACTCAAGTCGTCGATCATTCGTTTTGATTTACTGTAGATCGTGTGCTCTTCGCTGCCGTTTTCTCTAGTGCGAATGTGACCGTCACCAAGCGTGTAAGTCCTGATGAACTCCGCGATCACTTCAGATGTTCCGAACCGTATCTCGTCTGGAACTCGCTTGTCTCCAGAAAGCCCAAACGATGCCAGATATGAAGCCACTTCTGGACAGTAGTACCTGAATCCTCCAGGCGTCTCTCTCCAGTCCCATTCGGTTGGTTCAAGGATTTCGCGCAACCATTTTTTATTGCTGTCTCTTTGATAAATGCTTACGCGATTCTTCTCGCAACTTCCTTCGCTCAGGTAGGCACCCATGAACGCAGCGAACAGCTTTGGGCTTAGTTTCAACTCGTTTTCAACGTCTATTCCGTCCCATTTCGACGTAAGACGAATCAGATTATGACCCTGGCCCATTAAATCTTTTGCGTAGAACTTGAACGGCTTCTTGCTCTCTTCATTCCAAACCGGAACGATATGATCCGGAGTGATGCAGGCTTGCAGATTTTCACTGTCCCAAGTAATCATTTCGCCGCTGTACGGCATGTCTACTTTTAGAGATGGAACTTCGTAAGTCATTTTGAATCCTGCTGGATTCAGAGTCGCGACATCTTCTGCTTGGTCAACGTCTTTGAACAGCTTCCATCCAGCACGAGTAAGAACCTCTGTCTCGTCGTCATAGCAGAGTCCAAAATCCCAGCCCCGCAGAAGAGGGAGGCCGGGCTCGGGAGTGAGCCCGTAAGCGCCATGGATCTTTTTGGAGTAGTCGCTGTAAATCGGTTTACCGGATTGCGCCTCCCAAGAGATCTCGTATTCCTGCATCCATCTCTTGCGGCTTAGGTTCGCACTGGTGTGCTTCTTCCATTCTTCGCTCTGCTTGAACTGGTTCGCAGTGTAATGGATCTGGAAAACCGTGAACTTGTTTTTAGGATTCTTCCACAGCTCAATTCCTTCGAGCGGGAATTTCTTTTTGCTTTCGTCGATCATAGCGATTTATCATCCATAGTCTCAAGCGTGTCATAGACAAGCTTTTCCATGTATCCAGGGGCAGCAGATGAAATAATAGTGCATCGACCACCGCCTTCGATCGTAGGCATTGCCGCAGAATAAGTATCTTCTGCCTTCTCCCAGAACGCGAACTCGTCGAACAGCACCCCAGAAGCCGTGAGAGACCTGTGCTGATCCGCGCCCTGCGGAACTCCGACGATCTCAGAGTGAATCTCTGGAAACTTCAAGTGACAGTAAGTTTTTTCCCATGCCGGAATCAAGTCTTTCGGTATTTCTGACTCTGGGATGTGCTCAAGGATGAACTTAGCTCGCTCGATAAGAGCGTCCGAGTCTTCCTCTTTCTTGCTCTGGAACACGTTCGTTCGGCCCACCGAAAACATGGTGTCGTGCAGATAAAGCGCAATATTACACCAGCTCATGAACATACGGCGAGACTTTGGAACGATGATCAGCTTCTCTCGCTCCCATACGCGAGTATAGAGCTTCAGGTACTTGTAGTGTGACGGAAACTTTTTAACAGGATTCTTCTTGTCAACCTGATCCAGCGTGAAGACGCATCGAACGCAGAACTCCCACGGGTCGGTAACGATTAGGCGATATCTCGCGAGAAGATCAGGATCTCTTCCGGCGAGGCTGGCGGGTGAAGAATTCACTTTGCTTTTTTTGCTGGCTTCTTCGTGGTTGAGTAGCCGCCAAGCGGCGGAGCCCCGCCATAAGCCTTCTTGTCCGCCTTGTCCGCCTTGTTTTCTGGCTTATCTTTACCTGTGGACGTGAAGTAGTTTTTCTTGTGCATATAAGATCTCCTAAGATTTACCCTGTGATCTGAGCGATAGAAATTATTCCGTAATCAGCCGAGTACGAACCTGCGTCACGGGCGACTTGGATGTAATCCCCGACGGCCAGAGATACGACCAGAGTCCCGTTTCCGGATTGGTTTGCGACACAACCAGTAAAAAAACGCTCGCTTGACGAGCCGTTTGTATAAAGCATGATTGAGTTAGCCAGGGCAGACGCGGAGAGCATGTAGACAGAAATTGAGAAATAACCTGCCACTTGGGATGTAAATCGCCATGCAGAAGCCCCCGGCGCGCCAGCTCCAATGATAACAGAATTGTGCGTGTCTATCCCTTTCGTGGAAAAGTTTGCTACGGCAGCAGTTGAAATAGTCTGCCCTGACGAGAATATGTACCTCGCCACAATCGGGATTCTCATTGATGGCACAAGAGAAATCTGTGTCATTGCAGTCGCCCATGTCCCGGCTGTTGTCTGCTGCGAGTAGAGCCTCGCTATCAGCCGAACAGGTACGCCGGTTCTTTCCGTGGCAGAATAAAGAGAGTTACTATAATCGGCTGCGCCACCGCCGCCTTCCGCGATCGTAGTGACCAGCACTCCTTCGTCGTACAATGATCCGGATATTGCCAGCTCTGGAGTCCCAGCGTTGTCCACCAAGTAAACATAGAGGTACTGGAATACTCCACTCGCGCCGCCCCC